GAGGGTCGGGCCTCAAGTGGTGGCCGACCCCCAGTGCACAGCAGCAGGTTGTGCCCAGAACGAAGAAGCAGCTCTTAGGTTGCGGCAATGCGCTCAAACACCCCTGATAGACCAAGCCCTGATGCAAGAATTTACGCAGTGGTATCGGGAGTGGATGCGACCTAACATGCCAAGGCGTGTGGTGCCTAAGGAACTCGAAAAATACCTAGAAGCGTCCAAATACACAGCCAACCAGAAGAAATTCCTACGCACCGCCTACAATGAGTTAGATGGCGTCGTCTTGACAGACGAAGAGTACGAAGATTTGTCGGAGATCAAGGCGTTTGTCAAGCGCGACAAATACGGTAAAGCCACATGGCGGGGTTGGGACCCGGCGTTTGTTCCAAGGGCCATTTGCTCGTTCGGGCCCCACCCCACCATATGGATGGCTCTCTTTGTGTCCGCGTACCAAGAGCAGCTGCACCACTTGTGGCATGGCCACATTTTCTTTGCTGCAGGCAAAACTGTGGCTCAATTGAGCCAGTGGTACACTCAGCACCGCAGCCAGCGGTCAACGTTCTGGGAAAACGACATGACCAACTACGACAGCACAATCACGCAGGAGTGGCAAGAGTTTGCTATGGGTCTGCTGTTCGACGCGGGTGGTGCGCTTGCTCAACATTTCAAAGGATTCAAGCGAGCGCAATCCATCGACACCGCAGGACGGGGGGCTTATGGGACGAAATTTCGAGTCAAAGGGGCTATGAAGTCTGGTGCGGCAGATACATGTCTCACAAACTCACTCATCAACGCCCTCACCCATTGGTTCTGCCTCCACAAACTTAACCCCAATCTGAGCCAGCATCAACTTGAAAACCTGGTGGCTCTTGCCATCATGGGAGACGACATGTTGCTGATTGCTCAAGAGGGGGTGCAGGTTGAGGGGTTGGACGCCATGATGGCCAAGCTCGGATTCATGCCCAAATTGAAGCAGGCCCAGTGGACGGGTGGCTGTTTTCTCAATATGTTGCCATACCCCAATGGTGCGGGCTGGAGTTTCGCACCAAGGCCTGGCCGAATCCTGAGCCGCATGGGTGTGAGCC